GCTGCAATATTGTTACCAGTAATAGTTTCTGCTGCAATTTTAGTTCCTGTAACAGCACCTGAAGCAAGCTTTAATTCTGTAACTGCATTAGCTGCAATTGTTTCAGCTGATACTGCATTAGGTACAAGAGCACCTGTAGATTGATCTAATGCTGCAACATTTAATTTGTTTGCACTTAATGTAGCATTTAAAATTTCTGAACCAGTAATAGTTTGTGGAGGTACTATAATATCTAAATCAATAGCTGTAGTAGGTGCTGGTAACCATCTATAATTTATAGGTGCTGTATTAACATCAAACTTAATCTGTCTACCACCAAGGATTTGATAGTACAAAGTTTTAAGAGTTCCAAACCCAGAAGTAACAAAGTACCAAGTATAGTCTGCTGGATTAGTTGACTCCGTAGAGGATGTACTGTTATTAATACCGTAATAATACTTTCCAGTTTGAGTATCAGATAACCCAGTACCTACATTATCATCAGCATATTTAACATGAATAAACTCGTAGAGGTATCCTACTACATTACCACTTGAATCCGTAATTTGACCATTAGCAGGATTAGAAGAATAACTTGAAGTAACATCATCAAACCCATTAACATGGAGATTATATAAATACGCATCTAACTCAGAAATACCTGTAATAGGTGGGTTCATCATAACTTATCTCCTGTCTGCAGCTTTAGCATCAAGTGCCATCATAGCCATACGCCAAGGGCCTGTTGAAGAAATTCTATAATTAATAATACGACCATTAACTCGCGGGTCTACTTTGTAGCCTTGTGATTTTTGGTTGTTAGGTAAAAAAGTAAATGTATCTTTTAAATCAGGATCATCTGCTGACAAATCAACATCATCAATATAATTGTTCTGACCTACTACACGAATAGTAATAGATGCATCATTAGGTACTTTATCAAAAATAGGATATATAGAATTAATAAGAGAACTACCAGTGACATCACCAGTATTAAGTTTCTTTTTCTCAATATAAGAAGTATATGAAGCTAATGCAGAACCATTCCACATTAAATAATTACTATCAGTAACTAATGTTTGTGTAGAATTAGTTGTCATATAAACCACTTCGTTAGCATACTGAAAAGCATTAGATATATTTGAAGGGCCAGTAAATGCGTAAGTTATTGAGGGTAATACTCTTTTAGACCATGTACTATTTTTATAATTATATACTAAAGCTTCGTTACAAACAATAGAAGAACCTTTAGGATAGTTAATCCAAATTTCTTTATAAAAAGAATTTTTAACTAAATGTACTTTATCAACAGCATTTTTATTAAGATTACTAAAGAAATATTTTTTAACCCTAAAGTCAGCTAATGATTCAATAGCACCAGAACCGTTGTGAACATAAATATCATTACGATCAACTACAAAATGTTTACCATCAACTTCGATAACACAATCTGTATTTAAAATACCATATGATTTGCTATAAGGAGATACACGAGTTACAGTACCAATAGTTAAAATACTAATTGAATCAGAAGAATATACAAACATATTACCTCTTAACTCAGCCATATCCAAAATAGGAGAAGTAGAATTTAATTCAAATTCATCAGCAGTATCTGTTGTTATTCCAGGTTGCCATATAGTTGGGATACTACCTGTGTTTGCTTGCACTGACACTCTAATAGTAGAAGGTGCATAAGTAGTTGTACCACTTTGAGTTAATGTTAAGTTAGCTGCTACTAAAGAATAGTTAAGTGATCTAACTACTTTGGCTGTAACCGTAAGCCCTGAAACATAATTCCATCCGGGTAAAGGTTGAAAAGAAGAACCAGCGGTAGTGCTTCCATATAAACAATATAGAGGAGTAGAAGTACCGTTATTAAGAACAATTGCATAACCTCCGTTAAATAAAGTACCTTGCCAATCACTGTTTGTGTATACTGAATCAGCACTAGAAAACATTGATGAGCTACTACCTGCCGCATCTACACGAACAATATTGCCATTCTTAGCAAAGATATTGTATCCTTGATCTGGCCTTCTCCAATGAATGCCATAGTCAGGAGTAATACTTACTACCCTATGAGTGGTTTCACCAGTAGTAGTTTGTACGCTATCATCATCAAATCGCACGTTTAATAAATCCGTAAACGTATTCGGAGGTACAATCATAGGTGGAAGATCAGTGTTTAAACCGCCTTTACCTAGTTGTTCTACTGGTATTGCCATAATATTCCTTTAGATCTTTTCTTTAATAAACATTCTAACTAAGTCACCTACAATATCTGACCTTACAATATCATCTATTGTAAACCTTACAATAGGAATTTCAATACCTGCGTTCTCACACATCTTGCAGAACTTAAGAATATCTTTACCGTTATTAATGTCTGACTGAGATGCATCACCCATAAGAACCATCTTACTGTTCTCACCTAAGCGAGTAGTAATAGCTTTAAGCTCTTCAATAGTAATGTTCTGTACCTCATCAACTAAGATAAGGGAGTTCTCAAATGAACGCCCCCTAATAGTCTCAATAGGTTGATATTGAATAGTATCCTTAGCAAGTAAATACTCGTACTTAGTTTGTGTTAATTGTTTCTGTAACACTGTGATCATTGGTAACAACCACGGTGCTAACTTCTCTTTGATATCTCCGGGAAAGAAACCTAATGACCGTCCTGTAGGTACATTACTCCGTGTAAGAATAATGTGGTCATAATTACCCGACTGAAATAGCTGTGCAATCTTTGAAGCTGCACAATAAGTTTTACCTACACCCGCTGCACCCAAAGTAACAGTGATGGGGAAGTGTTCAATAGCATCTAACAATAGTCCTTGGTTGTGTGTCTTGGGTTGGATGTGGAAAGAACGAGGTGCCTTTGCCAAGTTATCTTTTTGTTTACGTTGGTTTCTTTTCAATTTGTTTCCTATTAGGTACCGATTAAAGTTATACTAATTCGAAGTGAGGGCCATCAAAGAAAGATTTGAAGTCCCCACCCCATTTGATGTTAACATTGAGTTCACTGGCAGCTTGTTTAACGACTACTGCCAGTTTAGTATAGTCTTCCTTTTCCCAAGATATCTTACCATCTTTCAAAACACCTAAGTCTACAGCACGACCAACCAAGTGCTTAGAATTTAGTGTTTGACTCTTACCATCATTGTAGAGTTCTTGTTGACGTTCCTTTGAACGGAGTCCTTCAAGAACTGTAAAATCTACTGTAGTAAGTTCAATAGCTCGTTTGACAACACTAACTAGTTTATCATCAACACCCTTAAGCTTATCTAAAGATTTTTGTGACAAAGTATAAGTCATTTCTTCCTTACCTTATCAGCAATCTTCTCCATAGTGCGACCACCAAAGTAAAAGGACATAACTAACATACCCCATTGGCCTAGCAGTTCTACGTAAGCACCACGAGTCTCATACCCAAAGATAGATGCTACAGCGAAACCACTGTAAGCAACTAACAAGAAGATTAAAGTGGCAGGACGAATGTTCTTAGATAACCAAGAGTCACTAGCCATGTCAGCTTGCAGTCGTGCTGTTAGATTGTTTTGTTCTGTCTTGTAATACTCTAACTCCATCTCTGCTAATTTCTGAGCAGCTTGAGGGTCACCAGCAATAGCCTTAGCTACAGCATCAACACTATCAGACACACCAAACTTAGTAGCTAACGCTGATACAGCAGCACCACCCAAAGGGCCAGCAACCGCAGTAGCTAGTGTAGGTGCAATACCTTTTAAAAGGTTAAATAAGTCATTCATTTTAATTTACACGCTTCAACAGCGTCCTTTACAATAATATATAAATACAACTCAAAAGGTAAAATAAGAAAAAATAATATAGTCAGTAATATAAGAAAACTTATATAGGCTGTCTCGCTAGATGTATTGTAAATATCAACCCCCATATCTCAAGTATAATTACTGCTATAGCAACTAACCAAAGAACTCTGTGTCTCATTTTACTAACAGACATTTGTTTTCTTTGATAATCTTCTTTTCTTTTTCTCATATTAAGCAAATGAGTTGCTTCTTGTTTTTCTTGTACAATACCAAACATATTAACTACGTCTGTATATAATGCACCTAACTCAGGAGGGCTTTGATAAACCATTATCTCTCGAATTTCTTTTTGTAATTTTTCCATCTCTTTAAGAACTATTACATGATCAAGAGATATATCTAAAAGTTCATCAGGATCAATCATTGAATGATCAATTCTTTCCTGTTGTTCTGCTATTTTCTTTTTTATAGCAATCATAGCTTTAAAAAATATTTTAAGATTTTTTATTAAATCAGTCTTAACAGACTGTTCATCAAACTCTTGAAATTCTTCTTTAGCTTTAATTGTTTTCTTAATTTCTTTTACGGTTTTGGAGGCAACGACTTGAGGAGGTTCTTCAGAAAATAATTTTGATTTAAGAAATCCCCAGATATTTGTGCTTACAGAAGTAACTTCCTGAGCAATACCTTTAACCTCATCAAATGTCTTTTTTGCTCTAAGAACTGTTCCCTTATATTCTTTGTACATCTCGCAACCTTGCTGAATAGCCTCAACCGCTTTGATAGCTCCTGCAAGAAGAATAAGAGGCATTTACATACCTACTGTCTTCTTAAAGAATTCAGCAGCAGCTCCGGGGCCAGCAACCCCAGAAGCTATTTTAGGTGTTATAAATCTTAATAGGTTAACTAGTTCATTCATACTTATTTACCATGGTTTAGAAAAGTAAAGATAATCCCACCCATGCTAGTTAGCAATACGCCACATACTGTAATTAAAATACTCTCTAACCGTTTAAGCCGAGCATTAATCATCTCATAGCGTAAAGCACAGAGTTCTTCGTGGGAAGAAATACGTGCTTCTGTTGCATCAATCGTTGTCATTTAATATATCCTATGCTTTTAAAAAAACTCGTTGAAGCCGCCTAATGCGGGGTACTGAGTAAAGTTGATGTTTGTGTTGCCGCCAGCGTCTACGTTTTGCCCAAAATATAAAGCGTTTAGATATTCATTTACGTTTGGAGGCGTAGCGGCAGGGGTTGGAGTAGTGGTGGCCGAAACAACAACAGTACCAGTGGGGGTGAGTGTAAAACCATTAGCGCTGTTATCCACTATTGTTGAAGACTGGCAAGTCAACAAGCTCGTGCCTGATATTGCAGTTAATGGTGTTGTGCTTGGCGTAAAGTTACTTGTGTAAACAGCTGTGCCTTTAACAATCCTGAAGTTAGATAGCGCACCGCCAAAAAGAGCGCCAGCACCATTATATGCTTTGCCAATTTGGGGGAGTTCTGTGTTTGTTACTAGTGCTCCAGTAAACTCTGTATCACTTAAGCTGGGATCAGCATATCCGTTTATGTAGCCTTGAATTGTTGTTCCGTTTCTAACTATGGCTACATGCGTCCATGTGTTAAACGGTATTGGTGTAATAGACCTTTTGCTAAATTGATAATTATTACCGTCTTTTGAAAGATTAACTTGAAAATAAAATTCATTATTACCTAGATCTTCCATACTCAATAAAACAGGCCCTAACTGCCCCGTAAGCATACCAGCGGCCTTAGAATAAAACCATGTATAAGTGCTAAACCCAGAACCACTGGTTCTTTTTACCCAAGTTTCAATTGTCCAGTTTCCTGAACCAAAATCAAACGCTGCGTTATCAGGGGCGCTAAAAGAACCAGCAGAAAGCTCGTTAAAATAACTTGGTACTGGAGGGGATGAAAATGGGGCTAAAATTACAGGTCTGGCTCCGTAATTAATAATCGTAAAATTATTTGGGCTGTTGTCAACTATGGTTGGTGATTGGCACGTTAGCAACGAAACCTGAGAAGCTGTTACCCCTTGGCTTGTTGTAGTAAGCGGCGTTGTTGATGGTGTAAAACCCCCGGTATACACAGCAGTTCCTTTAACCACTCTTAGGTTAGACATGTACCCTATAAAAAGAGTGTCATAAGCATTTATAGTACTTGACCCAAGGGAAACCCCTGCCGTGTTTGCAAACATTACCCCTGTGGCGTTACTAGATAGTAAAGCAGGGTCAGCATACCCGTTTATGTAGCCTTGAATTGTTGTTCCGTTTCTAACTACAGCAATATGCGACCACTGGTTGTTTGGTAGTTGTAGCTTGCTTACTAAATTAATATTAAAAGTTCCACTGCCTCCAGTAGAAGCAAGAACACCAAGACTGTTTCGACCTGTATCTATATCAGGATATAAATACAAATAAATTGGACTAAGGCCCCCTATAGACGCGGTTTTATTGTAAATTGCTTGTTGTTGATCTTCAATATACGCGGAGTTTACCCAAAATTCAATTGTCCAATTTTCCGAACCAAAATCAAACGCAGCATTGTTTGCTACACCTAAATAGTAAGGAAATAGGTAACTATAACTTGGCATTGGAGGGATGACGTAAGGCAAAACGGGTACGGTAGTGTTTGCATACCAAGTGTTTGCGGGAGCGCCCGTGCAATCTTGAATAGTCGTATTAGGAAAATAATCGCACCCGCCGCCAATTTTATTTAACGTAAAAGGCGTTCCACTAGAGGAACTTTTTATTAATTTAGATATATTTATACTAGTAGGGACTGAGTATATTTTTAAATTTCCCACATACACATTTGCACCGCTATCAAAGGTTACTGTTGTACGATAGCCTCCGCTAACTGTTTGCGAAATGTCTAGTGTTTTAAAAGTAATGTTGTCTCCACCTAGATTAACTGTTGGGTTTAAGAATCCATTATTGGCTATTCTCACACTACCAACCACCATACCGTATGAAAAAACATAGCTTTTATTAATGCCTGGTACAAAATTCAGTATTGCAGTAGAAAAATCTACTGTTGAATTAAAATTGGACCCAACAAAACTCCCGCTACCAGATGATATAGTATAAACACCACTAACGGCGGTGGCGGGATTGTGGGTTATTTTTATATTTCTTGAAAAAGAATTATTATAATCAAACGAGCCACTATTCATTATAATACCATATCCACGATTATTAAAAAATCCACTAACTATTTGTAATCCACCATCAAAACCCTGTACCGAACTTAAAGCAACGCAACCCCTGATTGATCCATTTCCAATAATAATTTGAGAAAAGTTATTAGAAGCGCTAGTAATAAACCTAGTTGGCGTTACTGTTCCTGTACCAGTTCCTGAGCCTGTAGCCACAAAAACAGTATTAGGGATATTTTCTGCTGCTCCGTACAGCGTAAAGTCTGTAGTACCCACGCCTGTAATTGTGTACGTTGTTCCAACAACCATTGCTGTTGCCGCTACGGATACGCTAGAAAGCATAGTGATAATAGTGCCAGAATTCGGCGCTACGGTTTGGGAGGTATGCCTGTAATCTCCATACACCGTTATTGACGTAAAAGTTGTTGTTGCGTTTATTATTAAACTTCCAAACGAACCAGTTCCAAGGGCGTATGTACCCACGCCGCTAATATCAAAATTAAGCGCATTGGATTCGGATACAGCTCCAGTAGTTATTGTTTTTGTAGCGGTAGTAGTTCCTAAAGTACGAATATTAGTGCCGTTTACAGAAGACCCACTTCTTACAATTGTGGCGGACGTACTTCCTGTAAAAATAGTCCCCGTTGTTGTAATAGTTATAAAGTTTCCAGCAGAATTAAAAGTTAACGTGCCTGTGTATCCAGTCATGTTCACGGATTGAACCGTTGGGCTTATATCTACCGTACAGTTGCCCGCTAATGCGTTAGCATTAAAGAGCGCCACATCGCCAGTAGTTGGAACAGATGCGCCGCCCGTAGTTGCAGCTGAACTTGTAGACCAGTTTGCTGTGTTGTTCCAGTTTCCTACGGCGTTTCTAACCCAGTATCTGTTTGCCATATATTAAATCTGTGTTCCGGATGCAATTACATCCCAAGTTGAAGAAAAAGAATTGTAAATACAACCCACGTATGTAATTTTTCCACTGCCGCCAGTAGATGTTGGGATAGGTACGTTCATTAATCTGTAAATACCGTTCCAAGATAAAATCTTAGAGGTTCCATTATCAGCAAATCTAAACATTATCTTGTCTCCGTTTAATGGAGTTCCTGTTGGAACATCAATAAATAAATTATTAGCCAACGCCGTGTAGACGTACATATCGTACTGGCTTATGTTTGGGGCTAGTGTTGTGTCTGTATTCCCGCCAATAAAAACCCGTGGGTCTATCCTTGCTGTAGTCTGCCCAGATGCAACAGTAATGTTTGTAACGCCACCAAAAGCACTGCTGTTGTTGTATTGGAGTTGACCGCTTGAACCGCCGGGCGTACCACCACCGCCACTTGCAGCTGCCCAAGATGGTACTCCGCTTGCCAGCGTTAAAACATTTCCGTTTGTACCAGCAGTTAACTTAGATAAAGTATTAGCAGCAGAAGCGTAAAGAATATCACCTGTTGCGTAAGTTGTTATATTTGTTCCACCATTAGCAACTGGAACAGTTCCTAAATCAGAATAGGCAAGAGCAACAGTTCCTGTATATCCGTTTACTGATGTAACAGCGTCTGTGTTATCAACTTTTTGCCAAACAGTTCCATTAAAAATAGCCCAATCACCAATTTTCCAATCAGTAATACCATCTAAACTTGTTGAGCCAACAACACTAATAACGTAATAATAGCCTTTAGTGCCAGAACCAGATGTTAATGTTGGTGTGTTAGTTGTTGCGTTCCATGTTCCTTGATAGCTTACACCGCCTTTAATTGAAGCAGGAATTTGAGCCAAAGGAATAGTACCACCAGCGTCTAGAGTAGCAGCGCCAAAAGCAGAACCAGCAGCTAATACAGCAGCAGTTCCTAATCCAAGATTAGTTCTAGCGTCTGCTGCAGATGTAGCGTTTGTACCGCCATTAGCAACAGCCACAATTCCTGTTACGTTAGCAGCATTGCCCGTAGTATTCTGATTAAACGTGGGGAAGCTAGTAAGAGATGCTGCACTTCCGTTAGGGGCAAGCACATCAGTACCAATGACTAAACCTAAGTTACTACGAGCACCTGAAGCAGTAGTAGCCCCTGTTCCTCCATTAGTTACAGGAAGCGGAGTACCAGAATAACTTAAAGCAATTGTTCCATATGAAGTAATTGGACTATTACTAACGGATAAAAAAGTAGGTGCTGACAAACCAACAGAAGTAACTGAGCCGCCACCGCCGCCTCCACCTGAAGCAATATCCATCCAAGTAGTACCTGTGTAAACTCGCATTACACTAGAAGTACTGTTAAAATAAAGAGCACCCGTAATTAAAGGATCACCATCATTGTTTACTGTAGGATTAGATGTCTTTTCACCTAAATAACGATCATCAAAATTATCGTAAGTTGCATATGTAGCGTCACGAGCAGCTTCAGCACCTGTTCTAGCTACACCAGCAGCTGTATTAGCAGCTTGTGCAGCAGTAGCTGAAGTAGCAGCGTTAGATGCTTGAGTAGTCGCTGTAGTAGCGTTGGTTGATGCAGTAGTTGCGCTTGATGCAGCATTAGTAGCTGACGTTGCAGCAGCATTTTTAGAAGCTAAAGCATCAGCAGCACTAATAGCCGCCGCCGCAGCATCTTCCGCAGCTAAATTTGGATATACGTTTGAATTAGTAGTATTTAAATCATCGTATTCTCCACCTGCAGAGATACTACCAGTCATTCCTGGTGTTTGTTGGTAACCCATACTATCTCCTTAAATCAAACCATTAGTGTTAAAGTTAACTTGAACGTTACCACCAGAAGCTCTACGCCACTTCTCTTCTTTATTTAAAGAAAATATTGTTTCGTTAAAACGTTTTTCGTATCGTTGTTCCATAGTAGTATCAAAAAGATATGCACCTAATTCTTTTAAACCACCCCAAAGAACTAATCTTTCATTTTGATCTCTTAACCAATTAGGAACTTCTTTTCCAATATACATTTTTGTTGTTACTGTAGGGTTATATGCAGTAGCTTCTGCTAATGTTGCAAAACACTTAGTTATACCCGATGAAGTAGAAAAATAAAGATTAGTACCATTAGAAGTTACTAAAGTTAAATACGGTTGTTCTGCATCTGTTAAACCAATTAAATAGTTAATTGGTACGATGCTATATGTAGCATTTAATGCAGGAAGTCTCCTGTAATAATGTATCTCAACAGTAGCTCCTACAGCTAACTGTGGATGAATAAAGATTTTATTATCCATCCACATCCAGTTATATACTGAATACTTTTCACCGTAAAGGTCAAAGAAAGTACGTTTATCTGTTATTTCATTAAATACTTTACTAACATTAGAAGGGAATGTTGAATAAGAAGTACCTGCATTTTCTTGTGCAAGAGTTCTAATATAATTAAATTGTGTTAAATCTTCTGGTATTGCAAAAGAAGTATACGCATTACCAAATGGTAAACCTAAACTATTCTCTCCAGTATTATCCAAAGCTGTAACTGTATAAACTGTTGTTGCTTCTAATGGAGGAATTCTTAATTGTCGATAGCATTCATCAGCAGAGTATGATAGGCAATCCTGAATAACGCTGTCGGGTATAGTTTGTACTTCGGGTTTATTTGACCAGTCTCTTACTTTGGCGACTAATGCGTCAAACTTAGGTGTTGCCATATGTTGTTCTCCTTATAAGGCTCTTACATTACTTGTCTTGAGTAGAGGATAATCTGACTCAATGACTTGTTTTAATTTTCTTAGGTTCGCAGGATTACTCATAAAGTCGGGTGAATGAATATCCAAACCATATTTAGTTAACATATCAATAGCTACAATATCTGGAATGATAGCAAATGATCGATATGTTCTTCCGTTAGATGCAATTGAATCTTGCTCACGGGAAAGGGCAGCATAGTCTTTGTATGCTTGAACGTTTTGTTCCAACTTAAAATCTTTTTCATCTGTTTTAACTTGGAAACTATTTTTATTGTCTTCTTGTGATAAAAACCCCATTGTGTCCTCTTTGTTTTAGTTAGTCATATAGTTGCTAAATGCACCGTCATTGGTGAAACAACCATATTCATACTTTGTGTTAGCACCTGTAAAAGCAGGTGTAGATGCAACTACAATAGCGCCAGCCGTAGCGTTAGCACCATCAAAGTATTTTACCTGAGTAATCTTACCACGAATAACTTTAGGTGCTGAATAGTTAGAGCCAGCGTCAACTGTGTCTGTACTAGTAGCAACATTAAGAACGTGATTGTCAGGAATGTATTGACGAGTACCGTCTGTAGCTGTAATTCTTAGGAATTCCATTTTAGTCCTTATTTGGATACTGTGTAATTAGTTGTGTTTACTAATACTTCTTGAGCATCAACAATAGAATTTAAAACGTATTCGTCTTCAATTTCTAAAGTTTTAACAGCATCAATAAGATTTGTTAAAGCAACAACAAGTTCAAAAGCAGAATTAGCAATTTGCTCAGAAGTGTTTTGATTTAAAGTGTACATATTTTCCTTTTAAATAAAAAGGGAAAGGATTTCTCCTCTCCCTTTTAGTTAGCTATTAAGCGCCAGACAAACCAAAGATCAAACCGCAGCCCTTAGGGTTACGGCACTCCAAGGTACCTTCTTCAACGATCTGACCAATGATAGAGTCACCAAGCTGACCGAGGTCAACTTCTTGCAGAGGACGCAATGAAGCGTAGCTAAACCACATTGGGTCATAAACGAACGCTGTAAAGTTAGCAGCGTTATCCAAACCAGAAACGGAAGTATTAGCAATACCCATCACATAGTTAGGAACAACCATGATTTCACCGAAGTCAGACATGTAGACTTCAACTGACTGACGGAGTTTACCATCAGCGTCAATGTTACGGCGAACGTTACCGTCACCAGCATTGCTTGAGCTAGAACCAGCAGACTGTGCCTTAGCAGAGAATACACGGCGGTTAGCAGGAGACAACATGAGTTTAGTGGCCTTACCACCGTTCTCATAGATAGCTTGCATAACTGTGTCAACGTGAGACAAAGACAAAGAGTTCTTGTCAGCAGAAGTAACAGTAGTGAAAGTACCAGTAATACCAGCACCTGGGTTAGTAGGAGCAGTGTACTCAGAAGTAGTAGTCAACACGTTCAATGCTGTAGCAGGAGTAGTAGTAGCAGCAGTGTAGTTGATCCACGATGTGTAGCCACCAAAGGTACGAGTACCAGAGCCATTGCTTGACTTCCAACCAACCAAATCAAACTCAACATCACGGCGCAATTCAGTGCCACGCTTCTTGAGTTGATAAGCGTATTCGTCAGCAACACCAGCTTGATCAACAGCACGCTTAGTACCAGTCACGGTAACAGTCTTAGAGTTGATTTGAGTGTAATTGCCCAAACGAGTACGGAAAGGTTCTGCAGTTTGGTTAGAGTTTTGTGTAGAATAGGATACGCCTTCTGCCACAGGAGCAGATGTAGGAGCAGCCAATTCGTCTGTTTGCCATTCGTGGAAAACAGCGGTTGCTTTAGTCTTACCGATAGAAGACATAAAGGGAGTTTCATCACGGCTAATCATCGAAATGAAGTTAGCCAAGTCTTCGCGTTCACCTGCGTTGACTGCGTTACCCGTAGCGGATGCGCTACGAGCGGCGGCCTTAGGACCACCAGTTGCAAAGTTATTACCTGCCATTTTATTTTTCCTTTAAGTGAAAATTTGATTTTATAGTTTTTTGCTCACAGAAGAAATACGTTTTAGAAAATCTAATTCGTCTTGTTTTGATCCTTGACCAGAAAGAACTTTAGAACGGGCTTCAGTATTAGCTTGTTGCTCTTTCTTCGTTGCAGGTAATCCATTTTTAGTGGGAACCGACTTAACGCTTGGAGTAGCTTTACGCTTTACTTCACCAGTATCTTTAGCTGTCTTGAGTTTACGATAGTCGTTAATAAACTTAACTACGTTAACATCATAGATTACGTCCAAGAGACCTTCAGGGATGCCTTCTTTAATAGCAAATTCACGGATTGATAAAGCAACTTTTTCTGAATATTCAGGTATTACTTTCGTAATGTTATCCTCATACGCTTTCAGTAACACTTGTTGTTGTTCCGTTTGTTGTGCTTTAAATTGTTCAGCTACCTTGTTTGTATTTTCTTCACGTTTATTACGTGCGTTCCAATACTTTTCTTGGGTTTCTTCAAGCTTCTCTTTTAATTCACGAGCAGTATATGTATCACCTTCTTCACGGGCTTTATCAATTTCAGCCTTAATCTTGTGATACTCGTTTGCATGTTTAGTTTCTATAGCTGTTAATTCTTCATTAACAACAGAACCTAATGTGATTAGTTCTTGGAGCTTTTCATTTCTTTCAGTCTCGATCTGCTTCTTCAGCTCGCCGAGTTCGCGCCCTTTTTGAGATAGATGTTTGTCAGTAGAGTAACCCTTACGGATTTCTTCTAGGGATACATACTCAGTTTTACCGTCAACAGTGACGGGTACCTGATAACCCCAATCAATATCTTCTTCAGTTGGTAGCTCTGCATTTTGGGTAGACTTGTCATCCTCAGCAGTATTCTCTTCTTTAGTTTCAGTTGATTCTTCTTTTTCATCTAGGTCATTTTCAGTTTCAGAGTCGTTCTCTTGGGCTTCTTCTGCCGACTCATCCTCTGGATTTGGGACGCTCTCGTCTTCTTCTGGTAGAGATTCCAAGCCAAGCATTTTAGCTGCGGGGCTATTACGTAGAATGTCATCAAGACTTTTTGCTTCCAAATCTGCACTTACACTTCCGTCATCAAAACTCGCACTGCTTACTTCTGAAGCAGGGGTGTCGGTAGAGAGATGTGGTAAATTCATATGTTATTTCCTTGTGTCCGTTTATTGTGCAACTTCTTCAGCTGCTTTTTTAGCTGCTTTAGCAGCCTTCATTTTTTCAGAGAAGTTTTCTTTAACTTCAGTATCCATGCGGTCGATTGCCTCGATAGCACCTTGTAAATTAACAAGGATAGGGGCGTAACGTTGGGCTAACCCAGTACCACCACTCTCACCTGCTCGAACAAGTTCACTTAATACTTCGTTTCGTGAACGAATTAGAACTTCTTTTGCTTTAACGTTTTTACTCATTATTTTCATTGCCCTCTTCTTTGGCTTCTTGTTTCATCTTGTTTATGTATTTGATGTTGTTACCAAGCATTTCAATACCAACAAGCTTCTCTTTAACGCTCCCTAATGCCATAGCTGTATGGTATAGGAACTCACGCTCTTTAACAGCATGAGGCTCAGTCTTTAGCCAAGTAACAAAGAGGTCTGCTAAGATCTCTGAGTATGCTTCACCAAAGAATTGTTCTCGTTCTCGTACTGCGAATTCTGCTTTACCTAATGATGTCTGAGCATCACGGAAAGGTTCAACAACATATTCGCCAGTATCATGGTTCATTTTTGGCTTTGTTCTCTTCTGAAAGCCGTCTTTGTATTTATCCATTATTTAAAGTGTTAAGTGAACTCCCTCCATAGAGGAAGTTCGGGTTTTTACATTTGTGGTTGCTCACCCATAGCGGCTGGTCCATTTACCTGAGGCATTGCTTGACCACCTTGTGGGCGGGAAGCATCACCGGACGAGTCACCTTTGATGAAAGCTTGAGCCATTGATAACAGCTCTTTAATGTCAGGTTGCTTAGGAGGTTCAACACCTTCTTTAGCCGCCATGATATAGAGTTTGCCCCATTCTTGATAGGACTTATCTAGTGCAACCATAAGCTGCTTTGTATTATCTTGAAGAGCGTTCTTAGCTTGTACATTAGTAAGATCGACCGTAGCCTGTCTTTGTGCTAAGTCCAATTGCTTGGCTTGTTCTTCAAGAGCTTTTTGTTTCTCTGCGGCTTGTTGTTCAGCTTCACGAGACTTAATAGCTTGATCTCTAAACTTAGGTTCTGTGTAGTCTACTAAGTAGTCTAGTGGATCTAAGTCCATAGCTTCAAGAGTCTTACAAGCGATACGTACAGCAGCTTCGGGATTAACCGCACCACCTGCACCTGCTTGTTGCAACGCTGGAATCAACTGTTGTCCTACCATAGTCATCTTTTTAATTGTGCTATGGTTAGAATTATCACCTACGTCCACATCAATGTACAACAAGAGATTAGAAGGTAAAGTACCTGGGTCTACACTCTTGAATAAATCATTTTGATCGTAGTATTGCATGACTTTGCCACGCATTTTATCACGGAGAGTTTTGTAGATACCCTCAGTAAGTCGTTTAAAGCCTGTCTCAGCAAACCTACGTGCCATGTATTGAATACGTACTTGTGCTGCTGATTGTGCTCGTGCCATCTTTTCTTCACTGTTACCTGATACATACAACGTGTCATTGAGACCCTGAGCTGCTTTTGACAGACCAGTAGCTTGCTCTTTGTGCATTTGTAGCATCTCTAACAGAGGTACAGTACCTGAACTAATAGTGTCAGGTGTTAACGATTGAACAGCACCTGCAGGATTACCGTTGGTAGCAATGATCTGTTTAGGCTTCATGTTTTGAAGAGCACTAAAGTCAACTACGTTAGGGTCGGCTAATTTAGGTGAGTAGTTTGTTAAGTATACGTTCTCTACAAAACCACGCATAATAGCTGTAGTAGCTAATGTGGCAGGACGAATCATATCTGCAACAGACAAACCAAAGAATTCGTGGGGTACTTCAAATGGGCAGAGAGTTGCTAGAGGAATAGACTCACAGTCTTCCTCTAACAAAATAACTGCACCAGCAATAATGAAGTGCTTTAGTTCAGCAATACCATCACCATCACGATCTACACGCAACCAACACTCGATTACAGTGATCTGTCGGTTAGCTTCTGAAGGAAAAAGTTCGCGGGAGTTACCACCCAACCAATACTCTTCACCTACCAGACGCTTACGAGCAGATTGTTCTTCTGTATACTTAGTAGCCCAGTCATATGAACCGTCACCAATAGTATCCCAGTTAATATCATCAGCGATATCAGGAAAGTACTTACGAATCTCAGAACGAGTCATATCAATTTGAATGCCTACAAAGGCTGCATCATCTAGTGTATGTGCATCACGAGTAATACGGAAACATTCTGGGTGTACGTTTTTAATGTTGATACGAGTCTTATTATGCTTACGGCGAAGTCTAACGTTTTTGTATACCATTGAGTATACTGCGTTACCTTGTTCATCATTAGTAAGTTCATTGTCGTACTGGAGTTCACCCATTACTTCAATACCTTCTTCAGCTAACAAGATATCTAAGTTGTCTTGGTTAATAGTATCGTACTCTTCAAAGTTATACTCAAAGTCTTCAATATATTCCCAACGAACAATACTGTTCTTCCACAACAAAGCTGACTTAACCCATGTATTGAGAATTTCCCAACCATTGTTCTGCTTAAAGATAGCATAGTTAACTAAGTCAGATGCTGACTTAGCTTCATGATAGTCTTTAGGTGAGTTACCAGCAGGAATAAACCTAGCCAACCTATTGTTATTAAACATAAGTTCAGCTAAGATAGCTGTGTAACCCTCAACAGCCTCTACAGTGTCAGATGACACAATCTGAGATACACCTTGAGGAGTCAGATGAAACTGAGGCATCATACCATACTCGTAGGTAGCTTTCTGACGTTCACGAGCTAAGTCTGAACTGTTCAAAAAGTCACCTACAGAGTTGGTAATGCCCTGTTCAATCATCGCCAATAACTCGTCATCCCCTACTTCTTCTTTATATCTATCCGCTTTGAAGCGGGTGATATTCTGCTTATCTGTCATTGTAAACCTTTCTTGGTTTCATTCATTCATTCAAGGTCACAATGACCTATTTAAAATAATCCGGGGATTAGGTTTGTGTTATTCTTTACAGAAGTTACACTAGCTTCTAAAGCTAAACCATTACGAATACTTGCTTTATCCGGCTCACTAATAACAGCTGTTTGCTGTGTCCAAGGAGCTGTCTGAAGCACAATACCTGAAGCATTTCTCTTTGTTGGTGTATACGCTGGATTAAGAGTATAGACAAAAGGAGCTACTTGAAAGTATAATGGAATCAAAATACCTAACTCGTTTGTAGAAGTTATTGCTTCATTTACTTTAGCATAAAATGCAGGAGACGAAATATAAACACCACCCTGTATAATGTCAAAACCTGCTGTAGTCCCAGATAAAATTGAAACATAAGCTGGTAATTCACCATACACAACTGTGTAATAGTGTAGTCCGTTTAATACTTCTGCTGGAGAATATGCACGTAAGTCTGCACCTACTGACACTGCAACTTCTTGTCCAACAAGAGCTGTACTTATCTGTGTTGCAATATAGTTTCTATTAGTAGTACCTAGTGTTGTATCTACGTTTGTCTCTGGAACTAATGATGTAGTAAACGTATTAAAGTCTGAAGCTACAGGATAATATAACTTTCGTTTGTATCCATACGCTACAGCATACACTGCAAACGTATCTCCTGCTGAAACCTCTACAGTCCTAGCAGTATTTTGCACTACAAAACCTAAGTCTACGCCACCGTTTTTAGTAACATAAGTAGTCAAAGCAAGGTTATCAGGTGTCTTAAACGTAGCTATACCTACAACACGTACTCTAGTACCAGCCGTAAAGAATGGTGAAGTACCAGCTTTAATTACTTTAACTTCTGCTGTTCCAATGTTACTAATTGTACCTGTAATAGTACTGTTAGTAATAATTGCAGTATAAGCATAAGGAGCACTATCATTGTAAGTCAAGTTACCTGTAATAGTCATACCAGACAAATCGCCGGGAACAAGCTGTATAACATTAGCTGTAATAGCTGTGTCATTAAAAACATTAGGGATTGTTACACTACTAGAGCTAAATAAAGCACCAGTAATTGTAGTTCCAGCTACAAGACTACTTCCAGTCCAGATTGATAGTGATGAACCATCAAAGACAAACAAGTCACCTGTATCATTTAACTCTACAGGGTATGAGCCAGCAGAAGCGTTAGTACCTGCCTTAGTAATAATCCTTGAGTAAGGAATACCTGCGTTAGTTGTCTCATAATATGCTGCATAGTCATACAGCTTATCCATGTTAGGTAAAAACTCATATGCTGCTACTGTAGCTTTATTAGTTTGAGTAACAAACAAGTCTGCTAGTAATGCTACCGCTACTGTTGTACTTGCAAAAGCTGGTAAGTGTACGCCTGACTGAGATGTAAATCCGTATCGAGCAACTTTCCAAGACCACACACCTGTCTGACCTGTAGTGTCTAGCGTATAACTAGTTCCACTAGAAGCAACAAATGCGAATTGTGTATTTGAACCGTTAGCAATATAAATTTGTGAGCCAGCTGTTAAACCAGTAATGTTCAATGAAGTAACAGGACGAGTAACAATCCTAGCGCCTACTGTACCAATAGTACTTCCACTTGTACTGATAGTAACTGTTCCAGCACCTGAGTTACTTACTGTTCCGCTAACGTTTGTGTTAGTTAAAGTTACAGTAGGTGATGATGCTGTGTTATAAGTTAAATTACCAGAGATAGAAACACCAGTTAAACTAGTAGGAGTTGCTTGGGTAACGTTACCAACAATGATTACTCCGCTTGAGAGTGTTCCACTTAATGTAACGTTTGAGTCAATATTACCTGATGTAATATTACCTGTAACAATAAGTGTGTAGTTACTATCAAAGACTATTCCGTTGGTTGTAACAAAAGGGTCTGCTACAGTTAAGTTTGCAAGTGAAGAAATATTATCTTGTACTGCACTCCATATCTCTGCGGCTGAACGAGAAGCACTTACAGTAATAGTTTGAGCAACGTGGTCTACTGTTACGCCTGTTACACCTGAAACATAAATTGGGTTGTTATTAACATCAACAACTTGAGTCTGTGTAATAGGAATACTGATAGCAGTCTTAAGATAAGTACCTGTCAAACTACTAAATGTCCAACCCACTTTACGTGCAACTAAACGATAAGCTACTGGAACAGCATCATAGTCATAAGGCATTGACACAGAGCCTGAGCTACCCGCTAATGTTAAACTAGACTTTAATACTGGAGTGGCTGGTGTAGTATTATCGTATCCTGCAATTAAAGTTCCACTTTGAGCACCAGTAAAACCAATATTTGTGCTATACACAGATGGGTTATATGCTGAATCAATAGTAGCTGGAAACTTTAAGCTCATTAAATAGCGACTTGCTACAGCTGTTGTGCCAGTAATACGTAGTTGCAAGTCTAATCCAACAGTAGAACTATATCCAGTTAAAGCAGCACGAGCTGTTTCAAGGCTAGAGTTATCTGTAAATGTTGTCCATGAGCCTGTGTTAGCAGTACCCCAGTTGGTCATCCTAAATTCAACAGTTGTACCTGCTGGAATAGGATTAGTACCAGAACCTAAGTTATAGTTAAAGTCAAACGCTGTACCAGTAAAGTTTGTAATACCTTTTAGAGCAAATACAGATTTAATAATTACTGAGTCATTAATAGCAGGATAATAAATACGACCCAAGTTATCTTGGAAAGTACCTCCGCTAAACGTGTACATATCAAAAGAACTTTGTGCAGAAAAGCCACCAACATAAATTGAACCAGTAGTCTTAGCTGTATTAGACAAAACAACAATAGGTTGGATATCAACTAAGTTTGGAATAATTGAGGCTGTTGCAACGGTTTGAAACACACGATGTGGTCCAGCAACCATATCTAATTCTACACCACTCTTTGATGCGCCACCAGTACCTGCTGCTGTACTTGTAACAGAATCAATTAACAACATACGGAATAATCCACCGCTGTTAGTAGTAGTGTTACCAGTTAAATAAGTTTGTGCAACGTTAGCTACACGAGGGTTTGTAATAGATATAAACGCAACAATACTGTTCAATCCAGCATCTGTAACAATAGACGCTGTTTGTAATGAACCTGCAATAGCAGGGTATCCTTTGTTGTGACAAACAACGCTTTCACAAGATGAGTCAATACTAATTAATGCACCTCTTGGAACAATACCACCACCCCAAACTTGAAATCCTCTAAATGTACTGTTTACTGTACTAGTTATTGTTGAAAATATTGAGCCGTCAGCAGAGCCTGTGCTGTTACCGTTAGGTAATGAAGCAATAAAAATGTTCTTTACGTCAATGTTAGTAGTAGCAGCTATAGCAAATCCACCACCAGCCATATAAAGACCATCTACAGGAGTAGCACATTTAATAGTTGTAAAAAAGAAACTACGTTGTGATACTGTAGTTGCCAACGCATTTCGACCCCATTGCCTACAACGTAAATTACTTATTGCTTGAGCGTTCTGAATGTTAGCAATGTTGTAGGTTGTTCCACTTGTGTTACCTGAATAATTATTGTTAGCGTGAATACTTGAAATACTTCCACTACCAAGCATAGAGTTAAGAGTAACAGTAGCAGAAATAGCAGTAGGAGCTTTCCAACTAGCACCTAATATGCTTAATGTGTTTAAGTTATAAGTACCAGCAGAGCTACCAATGTTAATTACTTGACAACCAAAGTTATTAAGTGTTAAGTTTGCATAGTTAGAGAAGTCATTTCTAAAGCGCATACCCATACTACAAATTTGTAGATCAATAGTGCCTGAAGGGTTACAGCTAAAACCAGCATTGTTAGTTGTAGCATTAGGTGTAGGAAGCCAGTACACAGTAGTACCAATAGGAAAAGCAGCTTGTGCTGTTGTACCGTATTGACCTCTTAACTGTGAGGTTGCGCTAACCACTGCTCCTGAACGAGACAAGAAATGAATACGTTCAAACGTAGAACCGTTAACTAAAAGAAAAGAACCAACGTCTTGGTTAACGTTAATACCACCGTTTGTTGTTGGGCCAATGGCTGCCGTTAAAGTAAAGGCTTGAGCTGCTGTACTTGTTATAGCTGTTGCAAGTGTTGTCTGTTGTAATGCAGAATTAAAATGGATGTTAGGGATACGTACACGAGCGCCTGTAGGTATTTTAGTACCGTTAGTTCCATCACCCATTCTTACTGCTGTAGTTAAAGGGTTAAAGAATAACACTTTACCAACTTCATTAGCAGCAACTTGTGCAGCGTTAATTAGTGAGCCTGAACGAATAATGTAGCTAGTACCCGCTGCAATTACGCCACCTGTGTATGTAGTACCGTCAAGCTCTTGAATAGTAACTTGAGTTGTAGATGTAAACGAGCTAACAACAAAGTCCCTAGCAATGCCAGGAAGTTTAAAAGGTAGTCCAGCATGACTAGACAAAAAGTTAGTACCCGTACCAGTAACAACACCACCAGTAGTTATAGCTACAGTTCCAGCAGTAGCGTTATCAGCATTAAAGCCGTATACGTTGTTTGTACCTAAGCTAACATCTTCAGGAATAGCTTGCCATACTTCCCATACGTTAGTACCGCTACCTGTTTCAACTTGAATCATTGAGGGGTAGTCAATAGCTACGCCACCTACGCTGTTTGAGTTGAATAGTACTTGGTTGTTTGCACCTGTAGACGTTCCTACAGTGATCCATCCACCACGAGTTTGTAACACACCGTTCTGTTGAACAACAAAACCACCAGTGTTCAAAGCGTTCTGCATATAGAACTCTTGTACATGCGGGGTAGTAGTGCTAGAGTTACTTACTTCAATACGACCTGTACCAAGGGCTTGAATCAAGTTAGGCTTAGTAGACCATTGACTGTTAATAGTAAGAGTTACACCATCTAACACGTTGATAGTGTCGCCTGTTGCATAAGTAACCGCTGTAAGGTTACGTGAGGTTGTTACGTCAATGGTTGCCATATTATAGAGTTACCTGTGTAATAGAAGTTAAAATACCACTAGTATAGTTAAACGTTTTTCTAATAGTGACACCACCATTAACATAGTCTAACCGTGTTAGTATTCCACTAGTATATGTGAATGTTTTTGTTTGACCACTAGCATAAACAATAGAGGTTAACAAGCCAGATGTATATGTAAAAGTAGGAGATATGAGGGCTACGTAACCGTCTCCTGTGTCACCTTTAACACCTTGTATACCCTGTGGGCCTGTTGCTCCAGTGTCACCTTTAGGGCCTTGAGCACCTGTAGCGCCAGTACTTCCTGTAGCGCCGGGTACGCCTTGTACACCTTGCAACCCCATTATACCTTGTAAACCTTGCGCTCCAGTGTCACCTTTATCACCTTTAGGGCCAGTGTCACCTATAGGGCCAGTAGCTCCTGCAGTTCCTGTTGCTCCCGTGTCACCTTTAATTCCTTGAATACCTTGAGCACCTGTAGCACCAGTTAATCCTTGGATACCCTGCGCACCTGTTGCGCCTGTATCACCCTTTAAACCTTGTAGTCCTTGAGGGCCAGTATCTCCCGTAGCACCTGTTTGGCCTTGAGGCCCTTGTGCTCCTGTAGGGCCAATAGCTCCTGTCGCACCTATAGAACCTTGTGGGCCTGTAGCACCTTGAATACCTTGAGGGCCAGTGGCTCCCTGAGGAATAACAAAGCTAAGTTGTGCTGCAGAAAAAGTACCAACGTTAGTAACAGAAGCAGATGTTCCGGCAGCACCTGTAGTAGTACTATACACAGAGATAGATGCAGAAGTACCTGTAGGCCCTTGTGGGCCTGTCGCTCCTGTATCACCTTTATCTCCTTTAGCACCAGTAATAGAGGCACCTTGTGGGCCTGTAGCCCCTTGAATACCTTGTGGGCCTGTTGCTCCAGTGGCTCCTGTAGCCCCTGTATCGCCCTTTAAACCTTGAGAACCCTGTGCGCCTGCTGCTCCAGTAGCTCCCTGAATACCCTGTGGGCCTGTTGCACCCGTAGCCCCTGTAGGGCCAGGTAAACCAATAGCGCCTGTCTGTAGTAATGTATCGTAGTTTTTAGTAGATACTATTTGTGTTGTTGTGTTGTTATTAACAGCAATATCTACACTACTAGTTGAGCCTACTTGTACAACTGTCTCTGAAGAGTCTGTCTGAATTAACGTGTTGTAGCTACTGACAAAAGATACTTGTGTTAAACTAGTGTTATTAACAGAAACATCTGTTTCACTAGTAGCATTAACTTCTACAACCGTTTGAGACATACTTTATTCTCCCGTCTGAACAATAGTTACGGGAACAGGGTCAAGAATATCTGACGCTGTACCATAGTTATACTTAATATATAAAAATAATGTTGTAGGAGGTAAGTCAGCAATATCTGCAGGATTGATCTGGATAGTGAATACACCAGTACCACCCGGCTTAGTTACTGTTAACGTGGCTAAGTTATTAAACTCATCATCACGCAGTTTAGCAGTAATAGTTATGGCAGATACACTCTCAGCTGCACCTGTATCACTGTTTCGTTTGGTGCATGTAAGGGTGGTTGTAGAACCCTTCTTAGCAATAATCTTTGACATATGTATCTACCTTTTTAGTGTTAGTTGCTACTACTATCATCCCTGCCATGAGTAGCCAACGGATAGGACACAAGGGATATTATTGACCCCTGATAGGAAGAGTCTTAGGAGATTTATCGCCTAGCTTTTCCTGAGGATTAATTAGTTTACCTTGAGGTGTTGGTTTAACAAAAGAACTCATTTGTTTCTTTTCTTCTGCTGTTAATTTTAAATCTACTGCCATATTACCACTTTACTTTGTTAGCCCAGTATGCCGCTGATAGAGGACCTTTGGCAATATTAGAAGCATGACGAGCCTTAAATGCTTCATTACGCTTTGAACCGTCAGGGCTACCATGAGCACCTTGAGCACCAAAACGAATAGTCTTAATTGTATCACCACTCTTAGCCACAACAATGTGACTCTTAGTGGGGTGGCTAGGGGTAGCCTTAGGTTTATTAAACCCCGACACCCCTGCCCTCTCTAGTCGAGGATCTTTTGCCATACTTTACTTTACTTTCTTAGCAGTTTTAGCTGAATCTTTAAAAGCTTTGTCTGTTGGAGCACCCTTAACGCCCGGCTTACGCATCTTTTCTTTAGAACCAGCCTTAATACGCTCTTGCTTAGTATGGATGTTATCGTATAAACCGGGTTTAGCCATGCTTAACCTTCAATAGCAATAACGTTTGAAGACTCCAAAACAATAAAGTCAGTAGCCGTATTAATCTGACCAGTAATAACAAAATCAAAGTCAGTATTGGTTTCAATAGCTGGGTACAATGATGCAGTAGTTTGTGAACCATGACCCAAAGCAACCAAAGGAGGAGATACTTGACGGTTAGTAGCATTACGGTTAGTAAATGCTTTATCAATAACAGTTGAAGTATTACTAGACAAACTGGCAGAGTGAACATCTGTTCCACCAATAGTAACTTTAACTGGCTTGCTGTTAGCAGTAGCGTTAGTAGTGAGCAACAGGTTATAGTTAATTTCACCTGAAAGACCCATCAAACCACCGGGAACTGTAGTACGCAACATAACCAAGTCAGAAGCAGTAGTCTGTGTGTAGGCTGCATTGCTACCTACTACAGCAACCAATGTCTCTGTAGGAATAAAAGCTTCAAAGGGTGTTGCAGGAACAACACTAGTCTGATACACCGTACCAGCAGTTGTTGAACTCATCACTACCCAGAACAAACCAGCAGCAACAGTACCAGAAAAAGCCGTAGCAGGGAAGTACATCCAAGCACCAGCATAAGTAGTTGGAAGAGCAGTAGTCAAAGTAACAGTACCTGCCGTAGCAATAGTACCGCTTGAGGGGATAACAACGGGTACAGCTGTTGAAGCCAACGCTGAGAGTTCAAAGGGTTCGCTCTTATAAGTTGAACCAATTTTAAGTTGTGGCATTTTTATTTCCTTTTATTAATTGTGGATTCTTAAATCCATTGTGTTTTATCTGTCTCAAAAGCACCTATCTTTTGTGTAAAGGTTACTTTATTAGTTGTTAATCTGTCCCCATGAGTCCTAATAACTTCAAGAACAATAGCTAACGCAATCACAGTATCATCATGATGACCTACAATAGCGTTAGTTCTGCCATTATCATCAGCAATATAGTTCATCAATTCCCCAATAACTATCCGGGAAGGAATCCATATATCCTCTTGCTCAATAGCATTCTTTAAGAATCCAATAATAGCTGGTTTACTAGCCATAGTGGTTCTCCACCCAATTCTCGTCCCCTCTTCCTTAGAGACATTAGCCATCTTTGTTTGGAAGTACATGTTGACGTAACCCATCTGAGTGAGCCGATTCAGGGTAGCAATACCCATACTGTTTGATTCTACTGCTAAGAGAGCATTGTTGTAATAGCGACCGAGATAAAATAACAGATCACCAAACTGAGAAGGGTCAATAGTATTATTTCTATATACAGCACAGACCTCCCGTTTAGCATTCATTACTACCGCCGTAGAGTAGTCCTTACCGACCCCAAGACTAACGTCAGCCCCAACAGCAAAAGAATCTTCAAAAGTAGGATACTTAAATATTTCAATCGAACCATTCTTTATAGTCTCCATCATCTGAGACTCAAAGTTAAAGTTCATCTGAGCCAGTATAGGCTGAGGAACAAGAGCACTAAGCTTCTCTACGTTAAATACGTTACTACCTGAAACAATAAAAGCTTCATCAGGGTTACTAGGGTACTCCTGACGGAACTTATCCAGTCCACCCTCAGCTACCTTAAGCCTTCTCCAGTACAGCTGATCTAAGTCTAATTGATACCTCGTAATAAGTACTTCTTCTTCCTCTGTAACTTCAAGCCCCTCAGGAGCTTTCCTACGGTACTCACTCATGAGGTACCAAGGAACAAAGATAGGGATATACTCGTTAGTACCTTCTACGGCACCTTTCCATAAACGATGGAATGAGTTACCTACCCCGTTAGCTGTACTCTCAAGGATTACTTCGGTACCGTCTGCTTGGGAGATACCCTGAAAGAGTCCCGCCAAAATCTTCTCATCATGCAGCCAAAAGGCTACTTCTGAAAGATGTGCAATAGTAGGCGTAATACCCCTACCCGCTTCAGGAGATCCTGCGGTATATAGTCTGTATCCTGAATCATTATGCTCAAACATAATCTCTTTAGCGTTAGACTTCTTCATCTCTGGTCTGAACTCTTCACCCATATGCTGAATAACGTTCTTACTCATCGTGAAGAGAGCGTCAGAAGTGGCACTATCATGGGCCATCACAACTGACTTATTGTACTTGTTAAAGTAACTTTTCCAGAATACTCTAGAAGCTGTGTATGTGGATAGGCCCATCTGTCGAGCCTTAAGAATAATAGCTCTGACTTTACCAGTCTCTCTCAACTGTCTCTCAATAGCTTCATTCACAATATGTTGCGCCTCGTTAAACACAAAGGGCTGGAATCCGGCGCGGGAGTCCTTAGGGAGAATACGGATCTGTTCTGAAGCAAATAACTCAAAGTTACTCCCATACTCTTTGATCTTCTCCCTACGTTTAAGCTCACGGAGAGCTTCTAGTTTTTGACTGTTACTCATCATGTCCTTAGAGTATTAAAATGTTTTCCTAATAGGAACCGACTAAATGGAAAGTCCTGGGGTAATATTTATTATAATTTTCCTGGGGTAAAATTGCTATAATTTTTTTAAGGGGGTGGGGGTATCTTTTTCTTTGTGTCTGTAAAAGGATTAAAATGATTTGACTATACCCCCTTCTAGCTTGCGTAGCCCCCCTGTCTCGTGTGTTGGCTGCTGCCTGCTGGTCGCTGTCGTCTGCCTGCCTTCCTGTGCTGGCAGCTGAGAGCGTCTTGCTCTGTTCCCGTTCATATCTAAGGAGAATCACATGAACAAACCGCCTTTCACCTTCACTGAGACCATCGTCCACGCTGTTGTTGCAGCATTCTGGTGTGTATGCGCTATGTATGCACTCATTGAGATCGAGCATGATCGTGGTGACTTCCTCATTGCATTGATCCTCTTCTTATGTGGTATCATTGCATGTGCTCAGACATTCTTGTTATTGTTAGAAGTAGAGGAGATTGTATGCAAGTAAGTGAGTTGACTGAAGTCCAGAGGGAGTTCTACGAAGAACGAGCTGGCATCTTAGAGTACGAAGCTAACATGCCTCGTGCTATGGCTGAAGAGATTGCAATGGAACAAACCAAGGAGTATTTCCATGTACTATGTATTTAACAAACGCACTGGTAAGCTGATCACTAAGACTACCGATGAACTGTCACTTAACAGCTGGCATCCATCTAAGTACGAAGTGGTTCGCTACTGAGTCTTCTGACGAAGCCTCTACTAACTCAACCCACTCTTCACGAGTATAAGTGAGACCTCTTGGGGTAAGTACCAAGTTCTTGTTCATTCATTCAAAGGAAACTATCATGACTAAAGCTAAAGCATTCACACCTAAGTTCACATCACTCACAAAGATCGATGTGTTGTTCTCAACTAACAACCCATTGGGTGAAGATCGTGTGTCTCAAGCAGTTGTCCTCAAAGAACTCACCTTCAATGAGACAACTCGTTCAATCGAGGCTACAGGCTCTGACAATCGTAAGCGTCAGTGTCGTATTGATCGTATCACTGATACAGAGATGCTGATGAATCTCACACGAGACCTGCAGAAAGCATACGATAACGGTGAAGTCATCCAGTTCGTAGCAGCTGGTGGTAACGATCCAAACGTATGGTTCTACAACATCGTGATCACTGAATAATAACTATTCCTGTAGACATTTCTCAAGAGATGTCTATGGGTATGGCAATATCGCTATACACAACAGTCATATTCAAGGAGAAATACATGACTAAATTTCTGTTACTCAACCCACTCACACCAGAACTCTTCGGGATGGACTCATTTAACACACTCGAAGAAGCTCTCGCAGAATTCGGCTGTGGAGCTATCATGTCTACCGATGTTGAGGGTAACACAGTAGCCTTTGCATACACAAACACCAAAGCAGCACTCGAACAGATGTGTACTGTGGTAGAT